CCTGCGCCAACAGTTACGGTATAAGCAGTTCCAGTACTTAAAGTTTGGCTAGTAAATTCTCTATAACCACCTGCGCCTCCACCGGCAGAGCTATCTGCTCCCCCGCCTGCACCGCCGCCAGCAATTACAAGAAAATCAGCACTAAAAGTTGTTGGTGAAGTTCCAGCAGAAACCCAACTTAATACACCGCCAGTTGTACAAGAAAGCACATAGCCATTATCCGCAGGCAAACCAGTTGGCAACGTATAACTTTGCGTCCCAGCTACAGATGGAGCTGTGATCGTTACCGTGCCGCTGGTTGAGCCTTTATGAACCGTTGAGGTAAAAGTGCCGGTTGTAAAAGTACCCGCCGCCGCTGCCGTCCCACCAATGGCGGGAGGAGACGCAAGGTAAGTGCTAAAGCCAGTACCGCTGACAGTTGAACTTGCTGAAAGAGTAGTAAATGCGCCCGTGTTGGCACTTGTCGCCCCAACCGTACCGTTAATGTTGATGTTAGCCGTGCCGCTTAAGTTTGTAACTACGCCAGCAGACGGAGTTCCAAGATCTCCACCGCTAACAAGCACCGTCCCGCTGGCATCTGGCAGCGTCAAAGTCCGGCTACCAGTCAGCGTCGTTGGGGTAAGCGTTACACCATAAGTGTTTGTACCGCCAGCACGACCTTGCAACGCAACAAAATCTTGTACCGCGCTTGAGCGAGCAGTTGCGGTAGTAAACACCCCGGTTGTAGGCGTTGATGCGCCAACCGTACCGTTGATGTTAATGCTGGCCGTGCCGGTCAGGTTTGTGACCGTACCGCTGGATGGTGTACCAAGATCGCCGCCATTAGCAACAAACGCCCCAGCAGACCCGACGTTAGTACCAAGAGCGCCAATAACGCCCGTTCCAGTAGCAATTGTGGCGGGCGCAAATCCAGCGCCGCCGCCAATCATCAAAGCGTTGCTTGTTAAAACTGCGCTTGACGCCCAAGTCGTGCCGCTTGAAAAGTAAGGAACGCCGCCGCTAGTTCCTGCAACAGTCAAAGCCAACGTGCCAGACGTTGTAATTGGCGAACCAGCGACAGAAACAATACCGCCTGTAAACGTCTGAGCAACGCTTGTTACGGTTCCAGAACCAGATACCGTGGCCCAAGAAGTTGTTGAACCGTTGGTTGTAAGGTATTTGCCAGAATTGCCTGTTTGGGATGGGGCCAGCCCATCGAACGCAGCAGTTGCTGTAGTTTGACCAGTACCACCATTGGCAACAGGTATTGCAGTACCGGAATACGACAGCGCAAGTGTTCCAGACGCTGTGACTGGGCTTCCGCTAACAGTTAAAAATGCTGGGGCAGAAAGAGCAACGCTTGTGACTGTTCCCGTTCCACCTACCGCTGTCCAAGTTGTATTTGTCCCGTCACTAGACAGAACTTTGCCGCTTTGACCAGACTGCGACGGCAACAACCCGTTAAGTGCAGCGTTTGCAGACGTTTGGCCTGTACCACCATTGGCGACCGGAAGCGCAGTACCAGACAACGAAACAGCCAATGTTCCGCTAGACGTAATTGGCGATCCGGTAACCGACAAAAATGTTGGAACGGACATCGCAACGCTTGTGACCGTACCCGATCCACCGCCGCTGGTGTAATTTGGAATGTTAAGCGTAGTGCCGTTAAACGTAGCCGCGCCGCTAGTACCAGTAGTAGTCAGCGTAATCGGTGATTGGTAATCAGTGTTGGCTACAGCATTTGCCAACGCTCCACCAGAATTACCTTTAAGAATGGACGTGCCAGACGGAGGTACAAGATAATCCGTTCCGGCAGTTGCGGCAGAAATTGATGTACCGTTGCCTTTGAGGACCCCGGTGACGGTCGTGGAAAGCGTAATTGCTGGCGTGGTTGTTGATGTAGCAACAGAACCGGCCAAACCATTTGCAGTAGCAACGGATACGCTAGTGACCGTACCCGAGCCACCGCCCCCAATAGCACTTACCGCAACCTTTTTGGTTACGCCGCTCTGGACAATTGGAACGACTTCGGTTCCCGCAAGCGGGGTAGTCGCTGACGGTAGTGCCGTAATCGTGGTATTTGCCATGCTTTACTCGAAAAACACCGTTGCAGCAACAGTCCCGCTGATCACAATGTACAGACCAGAGCTAAAGTACACACCGCCTTCGTCGCCGGTGAACGTGTAGCTGGTAGCACCAGTTGGCGTAAACACACCGATCAACGTGTCTGCCGTGGTAGCAGCGGCGCTGTTGTACACCGTAATCGTTGGCGTTGAACTGGCCGCAGACACAAAGATGCCCTTGAGCTTACCCGCCATCGGCTTGACGTTAGCCGTTGCGGTTAGATACTTATAAGTCGAAGCCATAATTACCTCACGCCAAGAAGCGCAGTTTGTAGAGGGTTCTCAGATAAATTTCAATGATGTTGTCAATCAATTGCTGCAAAGACATATCCGTCTTGTCCACAACCTCGTACCGACAAGCCTCAATTTCCTTCAGTTGCTCTTCCAAGAATTCCACGATATTAGTCGTTTTCTTGGCGGTCATCAACGTAATCGGCCCAATCAGACCGTGCCGACCCTGGTAGGTTTCGGCAAAATCATCTGCCGCTTCAATAATCAACTCGTAGAACTTCTGCAACGCCTTGTGCTTGCTGTAACTACGGGTGTTCAGATGTACGCTATGGGCTACATCACGCCCCAAGAATAACATCCCCATAAAATCGGCGGCTTTCATTGCATCATCCCTTGCTCGGGCATCATTTCCATTTGTGCAGGTTCTTCGCGCATTTCAGGCATCAGCATACTCTGTGATTCCATTGCCGCAGCAACTACGCCCATCGCAATATCTTGGATCTGTTCTTCGGTCATACCCGACTGAACGGCGCTAATACGCTGCGTCTCAGCTTGGTACGCCTTGATCTTAGCCTCAAAGTCTTTGCGCTCCATGTCCTGCGCTTCCATCGACTTGCCGACATTCTGCAACATCTGGTGCAACTGATCCAACTCTGCCGCCATCGCTTGCATCTGCTGGTTGGCAGCTTGCAGAGCCGGATTGTCCTCGGCGTCACCCATGAGCTTGGGGTCAATCGTCTTGGCAAACCGCTTTGCCATTTCCTGCGCCCCAGGCCAGTCCATGTTCTTGACAAACAAGTCGCCAGCCACGGTCCAAAGTTGTGGATTACCCTGCAACAGTTGCGCCATCGCCTCAAGTGCCTCTTGGCGCTTGGTGGCGTAGCCCGGACCAGTCGCAACCACTACGTCGTACTTACCAACAGACGGGTTGTAAATCTTGTCGATCACAATCCCTTCTTGATTCTGGATCTTACGCACCGGCTCGGCTTGCGTCGGGTCAATCTTGACCATCTTCGTCTCGCCGTCAATCCCAATAATGCGGGCGATGCGCTGCGTGTCGTAAATCTTGGGGATTAGGTCAACCAACTGCCGACCAACGTACCGTACAGCCCGTGCTAGGTTGTCTTGGTAGTGGTAAGTACCAACATCGCCCTCGCGCTGGCGGGCCAAGATAGCCCTGCCAGAGCGTTCGTTAGAAGTCATACCCAACGAGGCGTTGTACTGCCCAGTTGAAGACTTAATGTCTTCCGATGCACCAACTTTGGCTTGCAACAGGCCAGATGAGGCCATTGGCGGCTGCGCACGTTGGGGCAGCGGCAATATTGCGCCTTGACCGTCCGTTACATCCGGGTTGACCTCCAAATAAGGCCAGTTATTTGTGTTTGCAGTCTTCCACTGGGTTTCGTACCCCTCAAACTGACCGCCATAACCAATAAACGGGGCCTTTGGAGCCAGCGCCAGCATCTCTGCCTCTTGGCTAGTCCAATAGTTGTACATCCGTTGGGCATCTTTGGCGTTACGCACCAGACCACTGATGTAAATCCGGCCCTCAACCTCGTATTCGTTACCAATCACCCGCACAACAGGGATGCAACTGCCGGCCCATTCCTGCTTTTCAAGGATTTCGTAGCCGTTTATCTTTGTCCAACAGATCTTCTTGCGATCCGCTTGGCGTGACTTCTTTGGTTTACCGTAAACCGCCCGCAACTCTTTGTCTTCCGGCGTTCCTTGGAACGCAGTCACGTTGCCGGGGTACAAATTCAACGTCTGCGTGTCATATTCGCAGTAAAAATACTCAGCGATCCTAATAGTATCGGTATTTAGCCACTGGCTCAGGTTCTGATCCCCTACGCCTAGCGTCTCAAGGGTAGACAATGGCGATGCGTTGGGGAAAAGCCGTGCGTATTCGGCCTTAGACAAGTCCTCGGTGATAAAACACCACTCAGCATCACTGCCGCATGGGTCTTGTATCAGCGGGTCCATGTAGACCGAGAAACTGTTCCTGACGCGGGCGATCTTGATGTCTTGATCGAACGTATTGTCATCGCAATACTCGGTCAGAACCCGAATATAACCTTCGCCGTAAGCAACTTGGTTCTCGCAAGCCGTGTCATACGCCACATCGGCGTCCGAGATGTACTCGATATGCCGGATCATGCCGTTGAAAATCTCGGCAACCTCAACGTCAGCGTTGTCATCAACCGGGATGACCTTGACGCTAGGCCGGTTCTGGCGCTGGTCGTTGGTAATTTGGTGAACGTGCTGCGGTAGTTTGTTAATCGTCAAGCATGGCCGCGCATTGATCGTCTGCCCCTGCACCGCACCACGGGTCGCCAGCACATCTGCGGGCCATTGCCATTGGTTATCGGGACTACCCGCATAAAACCGCAGGTCGTCTAGCTCGTCCTCACGCGATTCCGAATACGCCGAGATTGCCATCGACAGGCGATCCCGCGCTGTTGACAGCACATCCGAGTCGCTCTTGAGTGGTTTGCCACCCAGTGCGACGTTGCCAACAGCGTTAATCCCGGTGTAATCAGCCATTAACACTTCCAGCGTTTAAGTGACGCTTTAGCCCGTTCCGCATCGCCTTTAGCGTGGGCCACAACGCCTTCCATTCTAGCGCAGAAACTAGACTTCCTGCCCTTGTCCGCTTCGGTCTTTGGGTTAGGCGCTGGTGCTTTCAAATTACTACCAGTTTCCCGATTGTACTTCTCGCGCCCCTTCTCGGTCAGGCCCGCGCCCTGCTTAACTGGCAACTTCTCGCCGCGCCCAACCGATAACGACACGCCTTTCTTCATTTCCTATTCTTTAAAAATTTAGCCGCATCTTCAGGCGTTTTTAAGTTTAACGAGTCTGGGTTTACACCCGTGTCCCGCATAAAGTATTCTTTCCATGCCGTAGGGTGTTCTGCCGATTTGAGCATTTTACCACCCGGAAGCGATGAGGGCCAATGAAAACGATTGTTGTCATACGGGTCGCGTTCAGGTTGCACACCGGCTTTCCACGCAGCCCTGTAATCATAGTCTTTAGTGTTTAAGTCGGGTTCTTCGCCGTACTCTTTTACAAACTCGCCAAACCAACCTGTACTCCTAATCCAATTCTGGAACGCCGCCTCATCGTCTGGTGCTTTAGCCTTGCGGGTGCGACCAACTTGCGCTGCAAGCATTGGATAACCAGTGTACGCGCCCACCTGACCTGCAAGCGCGTTTGACGGAACTGGTGCTAACGCATTTGCGGGCATTATTTCTTCTTAGCAGTCTTCGCAGACTCTTTGAAGTCTTTAGCGGTTGGCGCATTCTTGCTGCCCACCTTGTTCATCTTCTCGCCAGAACCAGCTTTGATGCGTTCCTGCTTGGCGTGGATATTGGCATAGAGGCCCGGCTTCATTTCTTTGCCGCCGCGCGTTTGGTTGCATATGCAATTGCTACTGCTTGCTTGACCGGCTTACCGGCCTTTACTTCAGTCTTGATGTTTTCTTTGAACGCTTTAGGAGAAGCAGACTTCTTTAGCATTTATGCACCCATCCAAGATCCAGACATTGTAGCCCTATTGGAAACAATCGTACGCGCTTTTTCTGTGTACTCACGGTGCGCTACAGGATAGGCAAAGGTCACCGCCAGCGCGTCGGCTGCGTCAGGTGATGCCAACCCTCTAGACTTCATCTCTTTCTTACCTTCCAGAAAGATCGTACCCGCCGAGTTGGGCTTTTTCATCGGCCCAACCAGATCATCCTTGAGCATCTTGTCTTGCGGAATGCTGGCGGTCTTTAACCACTCGCGCATCGCGCCCCACATCTCAGCCCGCTTATTACCCCACATGACGGTGT